TTTTTACATCCGCGACAAAAGAGCCTGTGATGTTCGGCAGTCCGGCCTCCACGGTTGTGCCTGCCGCGTGGCTGCTACTGGCACCCATCAACACGCGCTCCGATGCGATCTGCTCCCATGTGCCGCCAAACAGGGCGGCAGGGCTTGTGGGGTCGGTGCTCTGGTAGATGCTGCCCACCGGGTAGTAGCCAAGCTTATCGGCGGCTTCCCCTTTCAGTGCGTCAATGACAGCTCGAAACTGCTGCACCAAAGTGCCGGTGGGGATGCCGGTCACGCCGTCCCGCATCACGCCGCAGACGGTCTCATCTGCGCGCGTGTCGTAGATATCGGCGACGGTGACAGCGGTGGAGCCTGCGGGCACCGAAATGGTGCACAGGCCCAGCTCGTACTGATTATGGTTCTGCAGGATATCGGGCGGCTGTGCGGCCACGGCAGGCGTGCCGGTCTTGAGCTTGATCGCCGTGATATTCTCCGAGGTGTCAAACTGCAACACGACGCGATCCACGCGGTTGAGGGTGTTGTCTGCTTCGGGGACGGTCAAGACGTTCTCTTCCCGACTGCACACAGATACGCCTTTAAAGTCGTCGTAATTGATCCATGCAAGGCCGGGCGCAACGGTGATCTGCCGTGTACCGGTGATACTGACAGCAAAGTTGGTCTCTTTGGAGTAGACGCCGGATGTGCGGGTGCACAGGTAGGTGGCCACGTCCTCGGCGCTGTAAACCACGCCGTTCAGCGGATATGTGATAATGCTCATTGTTTCCTCCTGATGATCGGGGTGCCGATCTCTGTGCTGACCGAGTTTTCACCTTTTTGGGAGCTCAGGGTCACAGAGGTAATGCGGGCAGCGGCCTGAATGTCCGTTCCGGGCAGGCTGGCCTCCACCACCATGCCCACCGTGATGCTGCCGGTGGGGGTGAAGCGGAAGTTTTCCAGCCGGGTATGTTTGGCAAGCTCCTGCTCGCCCTGTGCGCGCAGGGCGGCAAGATAGTCCGCCTGAGACTGGCCGCCTTCCTTCTTTTTGCTGGTAGCATCCACGATCAGCTCCCGCCGGGCAGAGCCGGTGTTCTCCGCTGCACCCACGGTGGCGGTGCCTTCCGCGCCAACGACCACGCACACATTTTTATAGCCCGTGATGCTCTCGGTATAGGTCAGGTCGGTCAGGTTGCCGTACTGCGGCGCATACCGGGCGTTCGGGTCGAGTTTTGGCCGGAACAGCTCAAACAGCAGTTTCGCTTCCGGCTGATCGAACCGCACCCGGAAGCCGATGTCCAGCTCCTGACACACCTGTTCGGCCAGCTTCAGCAGGCTGCCGGGCTTGACCTCGCCGCTGTAGGTGTCCGTCAGTCCTGCAGCATCGCCCAGTTCAAGGCAGGGCCACGCAGCAGCACTGGACACCAGACTTCGCAACGTTTCCTCTGCGGCAAAATTGCTCAGGGTGTCCGTGTGACCGCGTTCATCCAGAATGCAGGCGGCGTCTTTTGCGGCAATCACCAGCTTGTGGTCGGATTTCTGGGCCGACACGATGCGCATGAGCCGGTCGCTGCCCACCAGCCAAAGATACCGGTCCGGGCGGCACAGCGCCTGCAAAGCGGTCGTGTCGTGCAGCTCCAGCTGTGCACCCTGGGTGTCGCTATAGACGTTGTAGCGTTCCGGCCAGACCAGCGAGACCCAGCTTTCAATGCGGCCCAGCAGATTGAGCCGGATATCATAGACGCAGATGCTCTTGTGCCCGGATGCTGTCAGTGCAGAAATGATCTCAACCATTGGAACCCTCCGTGATGATGGTGGAATACGCTGCGTGCATGGTCAGCGTCAGGAAAAGCCAGCCGTCGCCGGATTTTGCGGTGCGCTGCCATGCCTGCGCACCGTGATACACCGTCCAAAGGGTACTGCTTCCGTCAAGGATGGAGAGCACGTCGTAGGCTTTACCGTCAATGAGCTGCTGGACCCGCAGCAGGTCGTTTTCGCGGTAGACCTGCAGCTCGTCGCCGTCCTGCAGGGTCGTAACAAAGCGCAGGTATTCGCCCGTTTCCGGGTTAAGGACGCCGGGATTGACCACGGGCCCTCTGGCCGACAGTGAAAGCCGAAAGTTCTGGGTATCCAGACCGCTGTTGACGATGCGGATATAATCGCCCTGCTCCCGGATGCCGAACTGGTGCGCGTCGTAGCACACCGGCAGGCGGAACACAGGTGTCACCTTGATGGTCGCGGCCAGCGTTCCCTCTACACTGTTCCAATAGGGGTTGGGGCAGTACAGCTGAAAGCTGAAGGTGGGCCAGAGCAGCGCCGCACTGATGGCCGGACAGCGCTGCACCTCGGCGTCACACCAGTATTTCCCGGCCACGGTGAAACGCCCGGTCACGCCCGGCGCAAACACGTCCCGCAGCTGACGCTTGCAGTAATCGGCATTGCGCAGGATACGCCCGGTGATGGTGCGGGTGACGCCGGAAATGCTGCGGCTCTCCACAGGAGCACCCACCTGCTGATAACCCTGACTGGTTTCCAGATCCACGGGCAGGTCGCCCAGCGGGTCACAGCTCCACAGCACGCTGGCCTTGTAGCCAAAGGCAAAGCTCTGTCCGGTGCTGGAGGTAAAAACAGCGTCAAACACCCTGCAGCACCGCCCTTTCCTGCTCATACTGTGCTTCGCGCATCAGGTCCGCCGCCGTCTGCGCCTTGCTGTAGATGTACTGGTTCACTTCGATATTGGGCCGCTGGGTGCGCTGGGGCAGCGGAGCTTTCTTCTCGTAGTCCCACAGGCTGCTGGAAGCCTCGGTGATGGTGCTGCCTGCGGCGCTGCTGGAAGAGCTGCCCGTGCCGGGTGTGCTCTTTTTCTTGAAGGCACCGCCGAGCGATGCAACGATGGCCGCGATCGCAGCCACCAGAGCAACGCCCGCTGCAATCATCAGCAGGCCCTTCGGGGTCCCGAATCCGGTCGGCAGCAGCGCCATGCCGATGGATTGCAGCATTGCCACGAACGCGCCGCCAATGGCACCGATCAGGCCGCCCAGCGAAGCAAGGATCTCCGGGAATGCAGAGATCAGACCGCCCTGCAGGCCCTTGCTGATGGCGAGAGCCGCCGCGCTCAGCGGCCCCTGCAGACCGCCGAAAATGTCCAGCAGTGTGCTGCCCAGGCCGGAGAACTGGCTGACCACATCTCCAAAGCCGCCGGTCAGGCCGTCGAAAATCTGGGTGCCGAGGTCCCACGCGCCATTGGCCAGCTGGCTGATGCCCTCGCCCAGAAAACCATTGACCTGCTGGATCAGATTCTTGCCGAAGTCGTCGATCAGCAGTTTGGTCTCCGGTGCAAGACCGTTGTACAGGGTGGAAATGACCCACTGCCCGACGCTGAGCCAGTCCTGACTCTTCACGGCTTTGTACAACGTGCCGAAGGTGCCCAGCACGCCCTTGTCGGCCTCGTCCTGCCAGCCCTTTACAAGGCCAGAAAAACTGTCGGCACTGGCCTTCTTGATGGTCTCGGCCACCTGTTCGGTGCCGTCGGCGGCAACGTTCTTGACCCGCTCGACCACCACAAGGGCACCGTCCACCACCTCGTTGAAGGTCTCGGTGATCACCTTTTTGGTGGTCTCGGTGCCGTCGGTCAGTGTTTCCTTGATGGTTTTGGTGCTGGTAGCAATGCCATTTACCACTGTGTCAAAGGTCGATGTGACCGAATTGGCCATCTCCCTCACCGTTTCCATGGTCTGTTTGACGGTCGTCTTGCCCATCGCGTCAATCTCAGTGACAGTCTTGATGTCCTTCAGCACGCCGTTCACCATCTGGCGGGAAGTCTCGGTGATGGTTTGCTTCTGCTGCTTCTGACCGTTGGAAAGCACCTCGTTGGTGGTTTGGGTAGTACGGGTGATATTGCCCAGCACCTCGGTCACAGTGTCGGAGTAAGAGTTGACAACGGATGCAGCGGTCTTTGCCGCTGTGCCCGCTGCTTTCCCTGCGGCGGCTGCCGCATTGCCAGACTTGGTATAGGCCGGGATAGCGATATCCGCCACGGTCTGGGCGCTGTCGGCAAGGTCGGTGTTGGCAGAGGTCCAGTCGGCCAGTTCGTCACGGCTGGCAACATCGGCGATGGTAAAACCGGCAGTGGCTGCGGTAGCGATACCCGCCACTTTACCCTTGCCGGTCAGGCCGTTGATGAAACTCTGGATCAGATTCTTGCCCCACTGAACCGCCTGCGAGGGCAGGCTCTTGATCCATGCCAGGGCACTGGAAAAACCACCCTTGAAGGCATTCAGCATGGAAGAGCCCATGCTCCTGACGCCGCTTGCCACGCCGGTGAGGATGTTCTTGCCGATGTTCAGCCAATTCACTGCAGAAATGACCGAAAGCACCGCCTGCAGGATCTTCTTCCAGTTGGCCAGCAGGTCAGGCACAGCCTTTACGATACCCACGCCCAGCTGCACCACCAGTGAGACGCCCTCTGCAAGGAGCTTCGGCATATTGTCGTTGATGATGCCGCAGATATTGATGATGATATCCGGAACATATGCGATCAGGTCTGGCAAGCCCGCGATCAGGCCGTTGGCCAGCTGGGTGATCATATCCAGACCGGCGTTCACGAACTCCCCGGCATTTTCCCGCAGGTTTTCCGTAAAGGAAAGCAGCTGCGGCAGAGCATTCGCCAGAAAATCCGGGATGCCTTGCGTGAAGCCCTGCGCCAAAGAGCCGAGAAGCTCGGTGCCGGTCTGCGCCACTTCGGGCACAAGGCCGTAAATGACCTGCGGGATGCCCTGCAGCACGTTGCCGATCATGGGCAGCAGGTTACCCACAAGGTAGGTCCGGGCCGTGTCCGTCAGTGCCTGCAGGGGTGCCGTCAGGTCTGCGCCGGTGCTCCAATTGCCCAACACGTTCTGCGCCGCTGCCTTCATGGCCGCAAAGCTGCCGGTCAGGGTCGTTGCAGCTTCTCTCGCCGTTGTGCCGGTAATGTCCATCTCCTGCTGGATCACATGGATGGCGCTATACATGTCGGCCAGATTGCCCAGATCGTAGTGCACGCCGGAAAATTTTTCGGCATCATTCAGCAGACGCTGCATTTCAGCCTGCGTACCACCATAGCCCAGCTTGAGGTTGTCCAGCATGGTATAGTTCTGCTTGGCAAAGCCCTGATAGGCGTTCTGGATATCCTGCATATCCGTACCCATCTTGTTGGCGTTGTCGGCCATATCCACCATGGCCATATTGGCAAGCTGGGCGGCGGCATTGGTATCCTTGCTCACGCTGGAAAGCAGGCTTGCCGCAAAGCTGGTGGTCTGCTCCATGTAGTCGTTGGCGGAAAGGCCCACAGTCTTGTAAGCCTGGGCGGCATACTGCTTGACGGTATCGGCACTGTCCTTGAACAGCGTCTCAATGCCGCCGATGCTCTGCTGCAGGGCACCGCCCATGTCGATGGAATCCTTGATGATTTTGCCGATGCCTGCGGCGGCAAGCACTTTTTTGATAGTGCCGACCAGCTGGGCACCAATGCTCTGGCCAACCTTTGCGCCTAAGCCGTCCGTTTCTTCGTCAAAAACGTCAGTCAGTGCAGCCCGGATGCCATCTGCCGACGGCACGATCTGCACATAGGCTTTTGCCATCTCGATTTTGTCCGGCATCTCCATCAACCTCCTTTCAGCGCAGCAATGGCCGCTTCAAATTCTTCCGGGCTGGCAAAGCTCTGCACATCCTCCGTGTCGCTGCCGGAGCCTGTGCCGGTCAGAGCTTCCAGAATAGACTTGGGCGGCCTGCCGGGCTTGCCCAGCAGCCACCACTCGATGCGGTTCAGCGTGTCGGCAGCAGATGCCTGCAGCTGATCTTCTATAGGCACCCGCTGCCCGGCCAGCCGCAGCATACTGCGGCTGCTCTCCGGCAGACCTGCAGCAAGGGTGGCCGCCAGACGCGGCGGCAGGCTGCGCCAGTCCAGAACGTGGTAATACTGCGCAAAATCGCAGATCAGCGCGTCCTCGTCCGATGCGATCAGTTCGGAGAGGATGCAGAGTTTTTTCCTGCGGAAAAGCTGCGGATCAGTTCACCGATCGCTGCACCAAAGGCAGCCACCGGCACGCGGCCCTTGGCGTCACGCAGGTGGTCGTAGAGCTTCTTCTTGCCTTCCTTGCCAAGCAGGCGGTCCGCCACATAGAACAGACGGGTGCCGTCCGTGTTCATTTCCACGATGGCCTCCACCAGCTCAACGTCGTTCATGGCTTCATCGTCCAGCTCGATCTCAAAACCGGATTCCGTTTTTGCAATCATGCCTTTACCTCCTTATTGTCTGCGGTGCTCTCGGCGGCAGACTGGGTGGCGGCAGTGCCGCCCAGAATGTACTCGTAGTGGGTGTTGCCATCGGTGTCCGGCACCGCGGTGATGGTGGTGTTGTAGCCCACCGCACCGTTGGAATAGACGATATCGCCCACGGCAGACACTGCCGCATCCGGGATCACGATGCGCTTGAGCGCGTTGTTCTTCATCACCATGTCCACAACCCAGCTGCAGTCCTGCTGTTCGTCGCTGTTGGCCTTGACCGTGATGCCGGTCTCCAGCGTGCCGGCAACGTTCTTATCGCCGTAGACAGACTTGAGCACCGCCGGGTTCAGGGCTTCCAGCAGGGTGTAGGCGAAGGTGTCCGGCTTTTCGGTCTGCTGGGTCAGCACGGTATCACCGCCCCATGCCGTGGTGTTCTCGCTGCTGGGAGAGTTCGAGTTGGTCAGGCCGTCACTGGAAATGTAGCCCAGCGATTCAAAGGCTTCGTTCAGTTTGGACTTTGCATCCGTGGGCAGCGGGGTGCCCAGAGGTGCGCGCCAGACGGCACCGCCCACCTTGGGCTTTGCGGCGCTTACATTTTTTGCATCCATAGAGATACTTCCTTTCGTCAGTAATGTGTAATAGAAAAGACAGCCTGATATCTTGGCCGTTTGCGGGTGGTATCCGGGAAATTGTACTCAGTGACAAGGTCGCAGGAGACGATTTCCGGCAGAGTGTCGGCGTCCAGCATGGCCTGCACCACAAAATGGCTCAACTGGGCGGCAGAAAAGTCGCTGCTGCCGTAGGACTGCACCGCCAGCGTGGCCGTGTAAATGCCTTCGTCCGGGCTGTCGCCGGTCTTTTCGAGGATACAAAAATTGCCGGAGGGCTTCTCCGGCATGGACATGTAACAGGAAAAGGCATTTTCCCGCAGGTAGTTCAAGATGACTTCTTCGATCATTTCTTTCTCTGATAGCTCCTCACTGTGATGACACGCCCATCTTTCAGGCGGCGCTTGTGCTCATGCACTGTTGCGCCGCTGCGGCTGCCGGAGACGGCTTTCAACAGGGTGTTGTTGGCCGAGTTGTCGTCATAGGCCTTGCGGGAAGCGGTCTCCACCACAGCCACCGCGCGGGTGGGGGCCACATAGGATTCGTAGCCATCGCCGCAGCGGTCCTTCACGGTGTCGGCACGGTCTTTCAGCACCGCCTGCATTTCAGGGGAGCGCAGCAGCGCCCGGATGCCGGGACTGTTCAGCTCGATCTTCACCTTACTCAAACCGCACCACCTGCACTTTCTTGTTCCATCGCAGCGGGATCATGCTCTCGATGCCCTGCACAACGCCGCCGCAGGTGCGGAAGGTCTGGCCGAAAAACTCCACCTTTGCATCCGTCCAGTCGTGGGTGTCGCCCTTGGGGATGGCCAGCGTATAGGCCAGCCGCCGGCCGGTGAGCTGCAGTTCGGTGGTGATCTCCTCGGCAGAGGGTTCACCCACCAGCACATTGTGCACGGTGACAGGCGTTTCCTCATAAATGGGGTCGTGGAAGCGATCCTCGCCGGTCTGGGTCTTGGAATAGAGGGTGATGTCGATTCCTTTCAGCATAAGTCCTCCAGAGGGCTGCAGGCACCGATGCGGCTGCCGACCCCCAGCAGCTTCTTTTCCAGCTTGGAAAGATACAGCTCGCCGGAAGAGCCGCCGCTCATCGTCCAGCTCTGGCTGTAGCCCAGCGCCGTGGCAGTGCCCTGCGTGGAGCCTACGGGAAAGGATACACCGCCCCCGCTGTCGCTCTCGCCCAGCTGACGGCGCACCATCCGGCAGGAGACCACCCGCTTGGCGTCTTTGCCTGCATCCGGGTTGTAGCTGTCGATGATCACAGCAGCTTCGCTCAGCAGGGCAGCGCACTGTGTCTGTTCGTCTCGGGACAAGGCGCGGAAACCAGCTTCCACGTCCTGCACTTCAGCATAAAGCATGGCGGCACCTCACTTTGCTTTGGCCTTGCGGGCGTTTTTGGGCTTTTCAGCCGCAGCGGCTGCGGGAGGATCCTGCGCCACCTGCTTATGGCCTGCGGCAGCATACTCTGCCGTGCGCTCCTCGGCCACATACATAACCGTGCCGGTCAGCTGATTGATGAACTTCATCATCAGCCCGCCGCCTTGGTCAGCTTGTTGAACACGGTGGTGTCGCAGCGGAAACCCACCTCGATCTCGGCACGCACGGCAAACATGTTCTGCTGGAACAGGTTAATGGTGTCCTCGCCATCCTGCAGCGTTGCCTGATCGGCAATGGCAATCTGCACGCCCTCCACAGTGCCGTACATGGCCTGCGTCCAGTCACCGGCAAAACCAACGACATCCGGCGTGCCGGAGAGGTAAGCGCCCTTGCTCTGCAGGGTGCGGGAGCCAAGGATCATAGGCACAGCGCCCTCGGCAACGTTGTTGATAAACAGCGGACGCTTGTTGCCGTCCACAGCATTCAGCAGCAGAGCCTTGCCCTTGGGGGACAGCACCCAGCCGTTCAGGATGCCGTTGTGCTCGGCAATGTCGGCGTCAGCGGCCACCAGACCGGCATAGGCGTCGGTGCCGATCTCCTGCGCGGTGCAGCTCTTCAGAGTGTCAAAGTTGGAACCGGGCGCGGTGACGCCGCCGAACACAGTAGCGTCGAATTTCTGTGCCAGAGCCAGCGGCAGACGGCTCACCAGCTGCTTGTACAGTGCGGGCACATCGCGGCGGAACTGGTTGGAGAAGGGCACGATCACAGCCAGCGTGTAGGGCTGCATGATCTTGGTGTCCAGTGTGCCGCGCTTGACCGGCTTCTTTGCGGTCTCCGCCACCCATGCGGCTTCCGGGTCGCCGGTGATAACGGGAATGGTCACGCCCAGACCCGGCAGCTTGATCGGCTGGGCCAGAGACATGACAGCGGAGCTTTCCTGCGTTTTCTGCAGGATCTCGCTGGATACCTCGCCGGGCAGGGCAATAGAGGTGGTACGGTTGATATCAGTCGCCATAAAAATACTCCTTTGTTACTTGGTCACCTGCGCAAACCAGTCTGCAAACTGCTCGCTGGTAGAGCCGGTGGGGGTGTGATGCAGGTCTCCGCCATCCCTGACGTCAGGGTACCCGGGCTGGCCATCACCAAAGGCCCACGGGTTCGCCTTGGCAGCCTCGTCCAGCGCCTTGCCGATGTCGGTGCTGCGGTCGGCAGAGCCCTTCAGGGCGTCCAGATCCAGCAAAGCCCGCACTGCCTTGACGCTGCGGCCCTTCCTGCCCAGGATGGCAGTGTCCAGCGCGTTGTCAAAGGCAAAGCCCTCGGCCTGCGCCTTCATGTCGGCCTTCAGCTTGGTGACCTGTTCCTGCAGGCCTGCCACATCCACGCCTTCAAAGGCTTTCAGGCCGTCCTGCGCGGTCTTGAGCTGAGCGTTTGCGTTGTCCAGCTGGGTCTGCAGGGCGGTGGCTGCAGACTTCTCCCGGTTGATGTCTGCGCCGTTCTCCTGCATGATCCAGTTCAGCTGTTCATCGGTGATGCCGGGGATCTTGTTCTTCACGTCTTCACGCTTCATGGTGGAAACTCCTTTCGTGTGTGAGACCTCAGTTTTTTACACTGTTCTCTGTCAGTATTTGGTCGTGGGCGGGGTACGCGCCGCCCGCCGCATGGCACCGTTTGCAGGACTCGAACCTGCCGCTTCCGGTTTTGGAGACCGGCGCTCTTCCGACATGAGCTAAAACGGCATGAAAAAAAGCACGGTGCAAAACTGCATCGTGCTTAAAAATGGGCAAAAGAAAACCACGGTGCATGTGCATCGTGGTTCAATTACTGATCCTGTTCCCAGGCCCAGTTTTTAAATTTATGATACGCTTTCAACGCTTCCTCTGGAACAGCAGAAAAGTCTTTTTCAAGAATCGCTGTACGGTAAGGATCAAACGTATCGACTAACTTTTGAATTTCCGGGGGATAACCCAATATGCACATGTTACGTTCGCCTCCTTAACGACATAAATTCCGCCTCGACTTCATCAAAGCGGTCGCCTAAATACATATCAGCAGCATATTTGCTGATTTCTCCTACATTATCGCGCGTAATGCCAAGTTTGTCAATGCGTTCCTTGCACTTTTTGCACAGAACATCGAGATACTCCCCGCGATTTTCGCGGGTGATCGTCCAGCCGGATTGCCGGAAATCATCTGCCTGCTTCATGTGCCACATTTCATGAGCTTCAACGGCACCAGCACCGCCGGATGCTTCCTGCACTGCCTTCTTGCCGATGCTTTCAGCGTAGTAAACGATATTCTCACAGGGGTCATAGACGCCCACTGCACCGCGCAATTCATCATCACTGACGATCACGATTTTAGGCTTGCGGTCAATACTCACACCCCATTCGGTCAATGCGTGTTCTGTGTTCTGGTTGACCTCATGCAGCGCCTTGGGCTTGATAGACGCTTTATCTGAAACAAAAACCGGCGTTTTGTAAGATTCGACCTGCTTCACAGAGATTTCAACAGCTTCCGTTCTGCGGGTTAGTGTGATCTTACTTGCTGCACCCAGATCCTTGCGGTATGCCTGCGCTGCATACGCCGCCCTCTTTTGTGCATTGATGCGCTCCCGGTTGGCGGCGTAATCAATGCGGCGCATTTTGTTGATGTCGCCGCCCGCCTCACGATACTGCCGGTAATACTTGTCCGGATCGTACCCCGCCACAGTGGTGCCGGAACGGAACCGCACCGCAAACTCACAGTCGCAGTTGGCGTGGATATGCTCCGCGTGCCCGCCCTTCAGCAGTTTCTGGCTGGCCTTCTGCCAGCCGTTGGACGCCAGCGTGATACAGAAGGGGCAGGTGTCACCATGGGGCACCCATGCCCATTCCGCGCCGTCGCGAATGGCGTTTTTCAGGGTGGTGTCTGCACCGGCACGCTTGACAAGGCGGCTGACGCCGTTTGGCAGGTTGGCGGGGTTCTGGTCCTTGGTAGCGCTCACCATGCGGGCCACCTCGCCATAGCTGGCGGTAGCGGCAGGCTCTGCGGCGGGCACATACACGCCCTGCGCCTCGGCCAGTGCTTCATACATCTGGCAGGCCAGCTCTGCGCTGCCTTCACTGTACTTGGTCACCAGCCCGTAGGCGTAGGCCACAAGACCGTCCGTGTCGGCGGTGCCGTGGGCGTCTATGTAGTCCCGCATGAGTTGCCCGGCTTTCTGGTTCAGCCGGGACAGCCGGGTGATGTACTCATTCCACGTTTTCGCTGAGATCTGCATTTTCCATCTCCATCAGCAGCTTCTGACCGCGCGCCCGCTGCTCCTGCGCCTTGATGCGCCGGATGTCCGCCTGATCAAAGCCGATCATTTCCAGAAAGGTATCCGTTCCGGCAAACTCCTTCCGGGCAGATGCGATTTTGATGGCAGCATCCGCCGTCACGGCCACGCTGGGCATGGCCGGATTTTTGAAGTGTGCCATGATGCCGGTCTCTTCTTCGGTCAGGTCAGAAATCGCACAGTTCCGCGCCACGGCCTGTGCCATGCAGGCAATGGTGCGCAGGGCATCGCCGTTGCCGGTGTTCAGCTGCTGGGCCAGCAGCACCAGCGTCTGGCTCTGGGCAAGGATGGCATCACTGCTGGTGGGGTTGGCATCATTCACTACGCCCACGTCGGTGACGGTCAGGCCAGTGGCCGCTGCAAACTGGGTAGCGGTCATCCGCATCTTTTCCACATGGGGCGTCAGACTGCCCTGCGCCAGCTGGCCGAACTCCGGATTTTCGCCGGTCTCCGGGTTGGAGGTGGCTGCGATCAGAGCGCCCATGTAGGTCTTGAATTTGTTGGAAACGATGGCGTCGTACTGTTCATCGGTCACGCCGAGAACGTATTTCTGCGGGGTGGTGTCGAACTCCAGCGCAATGGCCGCGTTGGCGGCGGTGCGCACATAATCGTCGATCAGTGCCCGGATGGGGCGCTTCAGGCGGCTGCGGCCAAAGGGCTTGGAGCTGGTGGCGTTCCAGATCATGGGCTCCATCAGCGGTCTGCCCATCTTGTGGTGCTTGCGCTCTGCCGTCCAGAAACTGCCGTTGCCGCGCAGCACAATAACGTCTGCATCGGTGTAGAAATTCACCAGTGTGGGCCGCCAAGTGCCTTCAAAATGTTCATCCTTCACCGTATCAATGATGGTAAGTCCGCAGTCGATGCGGCCCTTCTCGCCGCTCCAGAGGGCTGACGCCATGGCGGGGGAGTGAAATCGCACTCTGCAGCTGATGGATGCATCTGCGGACAGGGTGGCGAATACGCAGCCGTATTTCAGCTCATCCCGGCAAGCCTTGGCATACTGCGCCACAAAGCGGTTGTCTGCCACTAGCTTTGCAAGGCTGTCCAGACTGCCGCCGGTACTCACAAAGCCATCAAACATGGAGCGTGCTGCCAGCACATCCACGGCTTTCTGGCCCCAGCTGCAGCCTACTTCCAGATTGTGCAGCCCCTGCGGCAGAGCAATGCCGAGATTTACATCGTTCAGGGTGATATGCCCCTCATAATACTTATCTTTGGTGGCATTGCGCCCCTGATGGTAGTTGTAAGCGGCGGCAAGGTCAGAAAGCTGCTGCTGTTCTTCCTTTGTCAGGCCTGGCACACGGCCAAAATTCAAAATCTGCATGGCTCTCCTTTCAGCCGATCTTCATTTTGCGGGTGGGGTCGCGGCGGCTGGTCTTGGCACCCCAGAGCGCCAGCGCACAGGCTTCCACCGGCAGGCTGTTGTCTCCGCCAAAGCCGAAGCCGCCCGCGATGGGCCGCTTGACGGCGGTGATGGCGCTTTCATTCAGCACGGTCTGGGGCTTATACCATGTCAGAGTTCCCTCGCTGATGCCGTTGGTGAAGCCGCTGACCGCAGCAATCACGTCCTTTGCGGATGGCCGGATCACCGAGTTCTTTGCCCGCCATGTGTCCTTGATGCGCTCCACCAGTACGTCCACGCCGTTGCGGCCGTCAATGACCACGCAGCTGGCCTTGCCGTACCGGTCGTTCAGCCAGTCGGCCAGCCATGTCAGGCCCTGACCGGCAGGGCGCATTTCCAGCAGCGACACCCGCGCGGGGCCTTCTTTCGGGATCACCGCGCCGCACAGGCAGACGGCGCTGCCGTCGGCGGAAAACTTGATGCCGTAGGCGGTCTTGCCTTCGGGCTTTTCGTCCTCGCTGGCGCAGGCTTCCCATGCGGTGCGGTCGATGGCATAGTCCAGATGCTCCGTGATCTCAGGGCTCCACCAGCCCAGCCGCTCCCGCGCAAAGGTGTCCGGGTCCAGCTGTTCGGCTTCGCCCTCAATGGTGGAAAGCTGGATGCGCCGCCCCAATGCCGGGTTTGTGGCTGCCCAGCGTGCCGGGTCCTTCACATCGCCGATCTCCGGTACCGAGAACTCGAACCAGGCTGCCTTTTTGGCTTCGCCGTCCAGTGCACGTTTGCGCAGGGCGCGGAACACAGTGCCCACGGCGTCGGGGCCGGGCGGCGTGCCCACGTAGATGGTCTGCGGGTTCAGGCTGGCCGAAATGGCGGGCAGGAAAGAACCCTGCGCGGTCTCGTCCAGCTCCTGTGCCTCGTCAAAGATCAGCAGGTCGCCGTGCTGGCCGCGTCCGCCGTTGCGGGTGCGGGCCAGAAACTTGATGCGGGCACCGCTTTTCAGGATGATCTGCTCCCGGCCCAGCGCCGTTTTGATCTCGGCCACATGGCGGCGCAGCTTTGGGCTTTCAAAAAATGCCCGCATTTCCTCAAAGGTCTCTGTGGCGGTTTTCTGCAGGTGGGCGGTGTAAATGACCGTCTCATTGAACAGCAGCATCCCGGCTTCGGAGCGTCCCTGCACCAGCAGGCTCTTGCCGTTCTGGCGGGGGACACTGCCGCCTGCTGTAGGCGCTGCCCATTTGCCGGAGACGGTGCGGCTCATCCAGTCGTCCAAAATGTCGCTCTGCCACGGATCCAGCACCGTGCCGCCTGCCCGCAGGATGCGCACGGCGTCCTGCCCGTCAGTCGCCGGATACTCCGGTGCGATACGTGCGGACGGCTCCTGACTTCCCATCATGCTCTCGCTGCGCGAGGATCGCGCCGATCTCGTCCGTGTCATCCTTTGCTCCTTCAATCTCTTCAATTTCCCGGATGGTTTCCCGGTATTGTTTGGTCAGCTGCGGCAGGGCCCGGCAGTCCTCGCAGGCATCAATGCCCGAAGCCAGCACCTTGGCCAGCTGTTTGAGCTGCTCCAGCCGGGTGCCCCTGGCCGTGATACTTTTCATGGTCGCCATAGGCCAGAAACACCCCCTTCAAATTTTCCCTGTGTGTAAATCGGCGCTGACGGCACTGGGGGTCGCCGAGGGCGAGGGAGGGGTACCCTCCCCACCCTCACCAGCTGCCGTCTGAAACGTGCGGAATCCGCACGATTTTAGCCTGTTTTGGGCCATTTTCGGCGGTTTTATTGCCTTTCTGTGCATTGCAGAACCAATGTGCAGCCTGTAGGTTCGACCAATCTTCCGCAGCGGCCCGCGCGGACGGGTAGCCGAACTGTCTCCACTTGGACACAGGCTTGATCTCGTCCACCACAAAGGACAAAGGATGCTGTGCATCAGAAGGCTCATCGTAATGAATCGGCCCGAAACGTCCGTGACAGATGCCGCATTCGCAGCCCATTGCACGCAGCCGCGCACGGTGCCTGCGCCGCAGCTGGCCGTTGGCATAGCGCGGATTGCCCATGCTGCACACCTCCTTCTGATGGGGAAAAGCCCGCACACATCAGTGCAGACCGGATGCTCCCTGCGCCTTTCCGGCACACCCCGGGGCTTTTTTCAGGGGCGGGGTATCTGTCAGCTAGGGCAGGGTATAAAAAGACCCCGGGGTGCTTTGCAGGCCCGGGGGTATCAAAAAAGCCGCCCGGAAGATCCGAACGGCGGGAGATTCGCGGTCAGTGCGCAGCTGCCCGCAGCGGCAGCTTACTGGGCAGGATGGAATGGAACCCGCTTGGCTGTATGCTGCCACGCACTGAGGATGATGCTGCAATGACCTATATTTATCCAATGACCCCGCCGGGGTGCAGACCCTGACAGTGCCGCGGATAACAAAATAAGAATTGCCCGGCTGGTACATTCAGGCTGTTGGTCGGGAAAGGTGATCCTCTGTGTCAGCCGGGCAGCACAAAGCCCGCAGGGATGAAGGGAGTAAGTCTTTCCTGCGGGCTTCGGCATTTTAAATTTTAGCATGGGTTGACAGTATTATCAAGTCCGGTTCGCTCCGGTTCAGTCCGGACTTTTGATCTCCAGTCTTTTTATGGCTGCGCTGTGGCGCTGGAACATCTGGCTGCGGGAACTGCGGATGTTGATCGCGATGTCCGGCCAGTCCTCCAGCAGGATGTACCGCCGGAACAGGATCATGAAATCCACCTCATCGTCCAGCTGGCGGAACACCTCCATGATCTCGGCCCGGATGGCGTCGCACACGGCAGACTGCGCCTCAGCGGCCCGACGGGCCTCGTCGATGCGCTCCACGCTGCGGGGCAGAGCCTGTCCGTCGCCGCTGCCGCCCGGCACAGGAGAAAAGCGCTGGGTGGTGTGGGTGGCGTCGGTCTGCAGCGTGGCCAGCTCGTCCAGTTTGAGCAGCTCGAACCGCTTGGCTGTCCGGTACCGCCAGAGCCATGCCTTTTTCTCTTCGTAGGTCAAATTGATTGCTCCTTTCTATGGAGGGTATGGAGGATAGGAAGCTATTTCTGAAAACTCCCTAGATGTAACAAAAAATATACAGTAAAAAGTCTGGGAAACGCCCTTCCTGCTTCCATACCCTCCATACGCTCAGTTTTTCAGGCGGGTCTGTTCATAGAGAGGACGGCTTCTGGCTGGTGCAACAGATGGCTCGGTGCCGCGGCCAAGCGCCATACAGCGCATTCCTTCGTCCGAGAGGGCCATGTCTACATATTCGTTGTAGTACATGCCCTTGCGGATCTCGTAGTGCTTCTTCACCTCCATGCCGAACTGCTTGTTGGCCATGCGCCATTTTTCGTTGTTCTCGCTGCACCAGTTCAGGTAGGTGCGGAACAGCACGCTGGCCTGCACGGTGCTGCCCTCGGCGGGCTCGGTGCAGTCGGCCAGGAAGGCCGCGATGCGGTCCTGATCCTGCTTGTAGGCATTCACGGCGCTGTCCACGGCGGCACAGGCGGGCAGGCCGTGCCGTCTGCCGCCCTGACTGTTGGCCAGCCATTTTTGCAGGCCGTCCAGCGCCCAGTTGAGGATGCCGGGCAGCTCAGCTTCCAGCTTCTGGGGCAGCAGGATGTCCTGCTTTTCTTCCGGGATGCTCTGGGTGAAGGGCACCAGCCGGATGCGCCGCCAGATGCCTACATCGGTGCCGTGGATCTTGGGCAGGTGGTTGGTGGCTTCCACCAGTTTGAACTCCGGCCGGAACTCAAATTCCTTGCCATACTGGAAGCGGGCGGTGATGGTGTTGCCGCCGGTCATCTGCTTCACAAGGCCTTCGTCCAGCGTTGCGCCCTGATCGCCCTCTTCCAGTGTGACGAAGCGGGCACCTTTCAGGCGGGCCACATCGCTGCGTGCCGCGCCGGAGGAGCGGCTGCGGGTACTGGCGATGGTATCGGCCTGGGCGTTCATGCAGTAGTCGCCCAGCATTTTTGCCAGCGTTTCGAGGAAGGTACTTTTGCCGTTGGCGCCGTCGCCGTACAGGAAAAACATGCACTGCTCCCGGGTGGAGCCGCACAGGCAGTAGCCCACCATCACCTGCAGGTACTCCGCCAGCTGGGCGTCCCCGCCGGTGACGGACTGGATGAAGGCCTCCCACACGGGGGCTTTGGCGGCCGGGTCGTAATCCACCTGCGCCATGCGGGTGATGTAGCGGGCCCGGTCGTGGGGCACAAGCTCCCGGCGGGCAAGGTTCAGGATGCCGTTGCGCAGGTTCAGCAGGCCTTTGTTTTTGTCGAACTGCTCCGGCAGCATGGGGATGCCGGGCAGGTGCTGGGCTTCTTTCAGGAAGGCTTCCTTGCTGCGGCTGGAACGGCTCTTCTGCACATGGCGGCGCAGTGCCCCGGCGGTGTTGATATCCCGGATGCCGAAGCAGGCCTTGTCCATCTGGTCCAGCATCTCATCTGCAAGGCCCTTGATGGTGGCAAGGTCGTCCCGCTTCCAGCGGGCGCCGTCCCACACCATCCAGCATTTGTCGGTGGGGTTGTACCGCACCCGGTCGGCGTACCGGTCGCGGAAGCGGCGGGCGTTGCCGGTGTCGTCCAGCGAGTAGGTCCTGACGC